GCAATCGTTGCAGAATCAGAAAGATTAGAAACATCAATTAAAGCCTGTACAACAGTGATGTTGTTGATTGAGATTATGAACTCACAGAACTGGGGTGAATAATGATTACAATTAATGGAATCGGATTCGTAGAAAACAGCATCACACTAGATACAAACTACACACTCGCAGATAATCGCAATGCTATGACTGCTGGTCCTGTCACTGTAGCAGATGGTATTGTTATTACAATCGGTGATGGTTCTACATGGAGTGTCGTATAATGGTAACTAAAGTCAAAGGCACAACAGGTGTAGATAGAGTTGAAGCTAGTGCAATTATTAGCAATCCAGTTTTTGATGGAACAGGTACATTTAGTTCTGGTATTTATCTTGGTGGTACAGCATCTGCTAATTTATTAGATGATTACGAAGAAGGAACATGGACACCTTACTATACTGCTACTGGCGGAGGTTCTGCAACATATACAAAACAAGCTGGAACTTATGTAAAAACTGGAGAATTAGTAGCAGCTTCTTGTCACATTATTGTTAACACTCATACACTAAATGGAAATATTTATATACAAGGTATGCCATTTACAGCAAAAAATAACAATGTATTTGCAGTTAGTCCTATTCATATAGAACGTGTAAATATTGCTACAAATGTATTTGCATGGACGTATATTAGACCTAACACAACACAAGGATATATTCGGTATTATCAAAATAACACAAGTTCAGGGTTTTTTAATGGCTCTCAAATGAATAGCGGTGCAGATATTATGGTGAATTTTATATATAGAGCAGAATAATTATGATAGATAAAACAACAACAATAGATAAAATAGAAGTAGCTGGCGACTACAAACATATCCAAGTGCGTGAAAGAACTGACATCGTAGAAGATGGTCAAGTTATCTCTACAACATATCATCGCTGGGTAATTGCACCTAATCAAGACTACAGCAACGAACACGCAGATGTACAAGCAATGTGTCAACAGTTTCACACACAAGAAGTAATAGACGCATACGCTACATTCTTGGCAGAACAACAAGCTCAAATGGATAATCAATCATGAGTACAGTAAAATCAAAGAAACTACAAGTCGGAACAGATGCTACCTCTAGCAATAACTTTACCATCTATCAACCAGCAACACCTGATGGAACATTAAGGATTGGTGTAGGTAATGCAGATAATCCTACAGAGATTGCACAGTTTACATCTAGCGGACTTGTCAGTGGTGTAAGTAAACTTGATACAGCAACAGGGTCTGCTCCATCTTACTCTGCTCGTGCATGGGTAAACTTTAATGGTTCTGGCACTGTAGCAATAAGACAAAGTGGTAATGTATCAAGCATTACAGACAACGGTACTGCGGATTACACAGTAAACTTTACGACTGCTATGCCAGATGCCGATTATGCTGTAACAACAGGTGGCAACTATCAGGCTGGAGCAGGTATTAAATCTGCTTGGATTAACGCTCCTTATGCAACAGCTCCAACTACAACAGCAATTAGATTGATAACCACTGGTAGTAATACAGCTAATTTAGATTTTGAGTACATAAACATAGCAATATTTAGATAAGGGTAAACATGACCATTAGTATAAAACCTACAGCATCTGGTTCAACGATAGAACAAGACGGAAGTGCTATATTATCTATAGATGCAAGTGGTAATTTAACTGTTCCTAACAATATGACATTTAGTGGAACTGTAACTGGTATATCTTCCTATAGCGATAGCGATGCTTTAAGTTTATTTAATGCAAGTGGTTCTGCTCCTGTATATGCTTGTAGAGCATGGGTATCTTTTAATGGCGGAACATCACCAGCAGCAGGAACTATTCAAGGTTCAGGTAATGTTTCATCAGTAACTGACAATGCAACAGGACAAGCAACAATTAATTTTACATCAGCAATGCCTAATGCAGATTATGCAGTCGCAGGAATATGCACAGGATATTCTAACTATAACAGTTCTTTAATGGTGCTTGGAAGTGCTAATGGAAGTGGTAATCAACAACCAACTACAAAAACAACATCAGCAGTTAGGGTGCATTACGGACACAGTAATACAGTTGTTAATACCGACATTGGATACATGACTTTAGCAATATTTGGATAAGGAATAAAATGTTTGGCATATCTGCATTTTCTCAATCACCTTTTAGTACATTAGGTGCAGGTGCAGTTTTATTAGGTCAAGCTAATATTACTGCTGATGCTACACTTGTATCTGCTTCTGTAAGATTAAGAACATCATCTGGTGCTATTACTACAAATGGTATATTGGAATCTAATGGCATACTGATTCTAAATGGTGTAGGTAATATCAACGCATCTAGTGCAGTAACCATAGATGCTAAAAGAATAGCAACAGTAACTGGTGTAATCAATGGAACAGCAAGTGCATCTGTTACTTACTTACGAATCAGAACAAATAGTGGTGCAATATTAGGTTACGCATTATTTGATGCAGAAGGATTCTCTCTTGCAGTTGCTAGTGGTTCTATCTTATCTAATGTCAGTGTTACTGCTAACGGATTCAGTGAAGCATACGCTACAGCAAGCATAGATGGTGATGCCACTGTAAGTGCATTAGGCGGATTAGTTGCAGATGGAGAAGGTTCTGTAAACACAACAGCATTAGCAGAATGTTTAGCAAATGCTACATTTAGTGGTGATGCAATTATAAACTCTAATGGAACAATAACTGCGATTGGTTATGTTCTAGGTGAAGAATGGTCAGATAGTGCAGTGGGTTCTGAAGTATGGACTGACTCTACTACTGGAAACGAAGTATGGGTGGAAGATACACCTGAATCAAACACATGGTTACGACAAGGATAAAACATGGCAAAAACCAAAATATCAGAATATGACTCAACCGCAGCTAATAATACCGATGTAGATGGTATTAATATTGCTGAATCATGTCCGCCTTCAGGCATTAACAATGCTATTCGTGAGGTTATGGCACACTTAAAAGACTGGCAATCTGGAGCAAGTGGAGACACATTACCTGTTACATCTGGAGGTACTGGCTCTACTACAGCATCTGGTGCAAGAACAAATTTAGGTCTGGGTGCATTAGCAGTAAAAGCAACAGTGGCAACTGCTGATATAGATGCAGATGCAGTAACTAATGCAAAAATTGCTGACGACTCTATAGATTCTGAACACTATGTAGATGGTTCTATTGATACTGCACATATTGCTGATGACCAAATTACTGCTGCTAAAATTGCAGATAATGCAGTTGGTGCAGATGCACTAAATGTAAGTGGTAATGGAACATCAGGTGAAGCATTACTATCTGATGGTGACGGAACATTTAGTTGGGGTAGTGCAGGTGGTATTACAGAAACAACAGGTTCTGCTCCTTATTATGGTGCTAGAGCATGGGCATCATTTAATGGACAAGGCACAATTTCATTGTATAGTAGTGCAAACATTTCATCATTAACAGATAATGGCGCAGGTGACCATACATTAAACTTTACAACTGCAATGCCTGATACCAATTATGCAGTAGTGTTTGGAACAAGTGTATATTCTGTAAACCAAGTTCATACTACAGCTTTGGACAGCACCTCTGCTAGAGCAACAGGTAGTGTTAGAATTCAAGGTTATTATATTGCAGGTGGTGGTGACACTGTTACCATTGCAGGTGATTTTAATCCAATTAGTGTAGCAATTTTTAGATAAGGAAAAAATATGGACAAAAGAATCGTATATAACAATGATGATGGTGGAATTAGTATTGTTATTCCAACAGCAGAATGGTTAGCAGAACATACAATAGAAGAATTAGCTGCTAAAGATGTACCAGCAGGTAAAACATATCACATTGTAGATGTATCAGAAATACCATCTGATAGAACTTTTAGAAACGCATGGGAGTGGGCATAATGGCTATACAAGTAAATATCACTAAAGCAAAAGACATTACTAAAGACAGACTTCGTTTTGAAAGAGCACCTAAATTAGAAGCATTAGATGTTCAATTTCAAAGAGCATTAGAAGCAGGTTCTGATACTTCTGACATTGTTACTAAAAAACAAGCATTAAGAGATGCTCCTGCACAAGTAGACAGCATGACAACAGTAGAACAATTAAAGGCAGCGACATTACCAGATGTAGGAGTTTAAGTGCCAGCACAAAGAATACAATTTGAAGAATGGTTACCAGACCAGCCATCTGTCACATCACTACGAGATGCAAAAAATGTATACCCTACTTCTATAGGTTATGCACCATTTGCTAACGAACAAGACTTCTCTGGTGATGCTAGTGAAAACCTAAACTCTGTATTTGGTTCTAAATATGGTGATGAGGTGGCTATCTTTGCAGGTGGTGCAACTAAATTGTTTAAACTAGATGCTACAGACTTGTCTTTAGATGATGTATCTAAATCAGGCGGATATTCTGGAAACACATGGCAATTTGCACAGTTTGGTGGAGTTGTGATTGCAGCTAATAACCAAGCTAAATTACAGTCATGGACGATTGGTTCATCTACATTGTTTGCAGACTTAAATGCTAATGCACCTGTTGCTAAATATGTAACTGTTGTGCGTGATTTTGTGGTTGCAGCTAATATTGGTGGTGGTTCAGACACTAATAAAGTTCAATGGTCAGATATTAATGATGAAACTAATTGGTTATCTGGAACAACATCACAATCAGATTATCAGCTCATTCCAGATGGCGGTAACATAACTGGTTTGACAGGTGGCGAGATTGGACTTGTGTTTTTAGAAAAGTCAATTGTGCGTATGTCTTATGCAGGTTCACCATTATTCTTCCAGTTTGACACCATCTCAAGAGGATTAGGTTGTTTAGAAGGTAACTCGATTGCACAATACGGTGCTACATCATTCTTCTTATCTGATGACGGATTCTATAAGTGTGATGGTCAAACAGTTACAGGCATTGGTACAGAAAAAGTAGATAGATACTTCTTTAACGATGCAGACTTAACAGACCTAGATTCTATGTCAGCATCTGTAGACCCTATTAAAAAGTTAGTGGTATGGAACTATAAGAATGTGGACGGTGGTCGTAGTATTCTAGTTTATAACTGGCAACTCAATAAATGGTCAAGAGTAATTACAACCACCACAGGTGTAGGTAGTATTACTACAACAGGTTATACATTAGAAGGTTTAGAGTCAGTATTAGGATATACTAATTTAGAAACTATTCCTGCATCACTCGATGACCGATTATGGGTGGGTGGTAAGTTCTTATTCGCAGGGTTTAAAGCTGCAAAGATTGTGACCTTTACAGGTTCTACATACAATTCTGAATTGATTACACCTGATTTAGAGGTTGGTTATAACTCTGTAGCAACTCTTGTTAGACCACAAATAGATAATGGTAGTGCAACTATTAAAGTTGCATCAAGACGAGAACTAAACGATAACATTGCATTTGGTTCATCTGTCACTACATCTCAAGAAGGTCGTGCAAGTATTCGTAGTGCAGGTCGTTATCATCGTTTCTCTATCAGTCCTACTGGTAACTGGACAAACGCAACTTCTATCGATGTAGACTTTAAACCACAAGGTAACCGATAATGCAGTTTCGTAGACTACAACCACAGTATGCAGATACTCGTGAAATTGCAGAAGTAACTAATCTTATCTTAAATGGTAAGACAAACAATACTGGCACATTCACACTGGCAACAGGTGGAGCAACCACAACCACAATCTACAATGAGCGTATCAGTCCTGATTCACAAATTATATTAGTTCCATTGACTTTAAGTGCGGCAGCTACAAATGCTTATCCTTATGGAACATTTGAAGAAAGAGCAGATATAACTTTTGCAACTGCTAACACACCACAAATATTAGATTTATCAGAATCTGAATATACAGTAGGTATGTCATTAGCAAGTAATCGTATCACAGTCAGTTATGCAGGTATTTATGATTTAGATGTATCTGCTT